ACGTGGTGAAGACGGTGGTTTGAGTTCATCTGAAGCCTATGCCTTGTACAAGTCGATGCTGTCTGACTACATCGCATTGGAAGGCACTCGTTACCCTGAGAATCAGGAATTTGTGCCTGTATGAGCAAGCCAATTCAAATATTTAGCATCTCAGCCCCAGGTTTTTATGGGCTGAATACACAAGACTCGCCATTAGATTTAGCGGCTGGTTTTGCGTCTATTGCTACTAACTGTGTGATTGACCAGTATGGTCGTATCGGTTCACGCAAAGGTTGGTCACGAGTTAACTCCTCATCTGGCAACCTTGGCGCAAACAACATTGGTGTCATCCATGAGTTAGTGCAAGTTGATGGCACTTTGACTGTCCTCTTTGCTGGCAACAACAAACTGTTCAAGTTGGATGGTTCTAATGCTGTTGTTGAGTTGACCTATGGGGGGGGTGGTACTGCACCTACCATCACAGCAAACAATTGGCAATGTGCATCCTTGAATGGCATCACATACTTCTTTCAGTCAGGTCATACGCCTTTGATTTATGACCCTGCTGTTAGCACCACGACATTCCGCAGAGTTTCAGAGAAGACTGGTTACGCTGGTACTGTCCCATCTGCCAATGTTGTTACATCGTCTTTTGGTCGTTTGTGGGTGGCAGAGACTACGACTGACAACGTGACAATTACATTCTCTGACTTGTTGGCTGGTCATGTATGGACTGGCGGCACTTCAGGCACATTGGATGTGTCTAAGGTTTGGCCTAATGGGTCAGATCAGATCATGGGACTTTCTGCCCATAACGGCTTTCTCATCATCTTTGGCAAGCGTCAAATCTTAATCTACTCAGGTGCTACAACACCGTCAACAATGACGTTGAGTGACACCATTGGAGACATTGGATGCTTGTCTAGGGACTCGATTGCTACAACTGGTTCAGACATCATCTTCTTGTCTAACAGTGGTGTTCGTAGCCTGTTGCGTACCATTCAGGAGAAGTCAGCACCTTTGCGTGACTTGTCTAAGAATGTGCGTAATGACTTGATGACTAACGTCAACTCTGAAGTCATGGCGAACATCAAGGCTGTTTACTCAGAATCAAATGCTTTCTACCTGTTGAATCTGCCAGTCACCAAGGTCACCTATGTATTTGATACAAAGGCACAGCTACAGGATGGTTCTGCAAGGGTAACGACTTGGGACTCTATTGAGCCTACAAGTTTCTATTCACGCCGCAATGGTGATTTGTTGTTGGGTAAGAACGGCTATGTCGGTAAGTATGGTACTTACCTTGACCATGCCACTTCATACCGTATGCAGTATTTCACCAACTATGCTGACCTTGGCAACATCAGCGTGACATCTATCGTCAAGAAGATTTCAGTTGTGGTGATTGGTGGCTCAAATCAGGGCTTCGTCATCAAGTGGGGTTACGACTTCTCTGGTCAGTATTACTCGACAACATTGAATATTCCAGTGACTACGGTGGCTGAGTATGGAATTGCTGAGTATGGTGCTAATGGTTCACCAGTTGCGTATTACTCTGCTGGCATTCAGTTGAGTACATTGGTTGGTCAGGCATCAGGCTTTGGTAAGGTTGTGCAGACTGGTTATGAAGTTCAGATCAACGGTGCGCCTATTAGCATCCAGAAGATTGAGATTCAGGCCAAAGATGGAAAAATGGTTTAAGGAACGAATATGTCAAATTACACAAAAACCACGAACTTTGCGGCTAAAGACTCTTTAGCTTCTGGCAACGCTGGTAAGGTTGTCAAGGGTGCTGAGATTGATACTGAGTTCACCAACATCCAGACCGCTATTGCGTCAAAGGCTGATGGTACTTTCACAAACTTCTCGTTTGTTGAAACATCAAACGTCTTGTATATCTACAACTCATCTACTGCTGTCGCAAAGATTGATTCTAGTGGTAATTTGACTGTGTTGGGCAACGTAGTTGCTAACGGCACTATTTAAGGAGAAGAACAATGGCAACAGCACAAGAAGTAGCGCAAGTTAAGCAGATGGTGAAGGAGTCTATCCTTGAAGAAGGATTAGACCCTAATATCTTCGTGCGTCTTGGTGAGTTAGCGCAAGCAGTCTTGAAAGATAAGTCTGCCTATCCTCAATTCTTGCAAGCCGTTGTCGATAGTGGTTTGGCTGAAGAAGCAGACTTTACTGGAGACATTGACTATCAGATTGTTGGTGTCTTTGTTGCCGCTGGTGAGATGGTTAAAGAAATGCTTGCCTCTGGCGAGTTAGGAGCGTGATATGGGACTGAAAAAACTTGGCACTTGGTTAAAGAAAAACATCAAGCCGATTGCGGCTGTTGCGGCTGTTGTCTTTCCACCACTAGCCCCCGCTATTGGCTCTGCTCTGGGTGCTAGTGCGGCAACTGCGGCTGTAGTTGGTGCGGCGGCTTTAGGTACTGGAGCAAGTCTAGTCTCAGGGGACTCTTTGGGGACTGCTTTAACTACTGGTGCGCTTTCAGGCTTAACGGCTGGTGCTGTTCAAGCTGTTGCTCCTAACGCATTTACAGGTGGTGGTTTGCTTGGTGGTGGTACAGCTACTGCTGGCACAACTGCACTTGCTGGAAACTATGCCGCTGTTCCTGCCGCTGAATTATCTGCAAGTGTGGCTTCGCAAGGCTTGATTCCTAGCGTCCTGTCTTCTGTTTCTAACTTTACAGGACTCAGCACAGACACATTGGGCAAACTTGGTGTGGCTGGTGTTCAATCATTGTTGAGTAGTGCTGGTGCTAGTCAAACTGCGGCTCAAGCACAACAAGCGGCTCAAACTGCCGCTGATGCTCAAGTTCGTGCGGCTCAGATTGCGGCTGATGCCGCTAAGTTCCGTCCTGTTGGCGTAACTACTCGATTTGGTCAATCAGCCTTTACGACTGATGCTCAAGGCAATGTGACTGGTGCTGGTTATGCCGCAAGTCCTGAAATTCGTGGTTATCAAGATCGTCTGTCTGCTTTGGCTAATCAAGGTTTGCGCGAGGCTGAGTTAGCTCCATTGGCATATCTGCCATTGGCAGGGGCATCTCAAAGTCTGTTTAGTTTGGGGCAAAGTTATCTTGCCAAGTCTCCTGAGCAAGCCGCACAAGACTACATCACTAAGCAACAGGCTTTGCTTGCGCCTAGTCAAGAAAACCAGTTGGCACTGTTGCAAAACCAGTTGTTCCAACAAGGTCGTGGTGGTGCGGCTACGGCTCAAGGCGGTAACCTAATGGCTACAAGCCCTGAACTTGCGGCTTACTACAACTCTTTGGCTCAAAGCAATTTGGCATTGGCGGCACAAGCTGACCAAGAAGCTAGAAACCGCATTACTTACGGTGCTGGACTGTTTGACACTGGTGCTGGATTGCAGAACAAATACTATGCTGGTCAGACTGCGGCTTATGCTCCATTTGCTACCGCTATGGATACAACCACAGGACTTGAGAGCCTTGCACAGCAACCCATGAACTTGGGTACTGCTATTGGTGCTAAGACTACAGCTAGTACAGCAGAAGCTGGACGTTTGTTGTCTAGTGGCATTACCAATGCGGCGGCTACCATGTACCCATCCAATGCTTACTCTGCATCTGGTAACTTCTTGTCTGGTGTTGCTCAGAATCCAACTGTCACTGGTGCATTAAACAATGCGTTTGGCGTGTCCACTGCACCTAAGTATCAAATCGTTAACGGTCAACTTGTTCAAGTTGCGTAAAGGGGAAAAGAATGGCAACCAGTGAAATCTTAGGGCTCTTTGCATCTCCTGAACAGTATCAGGCCAATCAAATGGCGCAGTTTCGCCAGCGTTCGGCTAATGAAGTTCAGCTAGACCCTTTCCAACAAGCCGCTATTGGTATGCGTCAAGCTGGCTACCAATTGGGTGGTGGAATTGCTGGCGCTTTGGGTGGTCAAGACCCACAATTGCAGATCATTGCTCGTAGACAGGCTTTGGCTGGTCAGTTAGACCCTAACAATCCTCAGTCTTATATGCAAGTGGCAAGGATGGCTGCTGATGCTGGCGATCAAGAGTTTGCCATTACTATTGCTGACGCTGGTCGTAAAGCATTAAGTGAATTTGCTTTAATTCAACAACGTACAAGAGAAAAATTGGGTGCTGACCCATTTGAACAACTTGTTCGCACAGGTAAATACACTCCTGCTAGTTTGGCTAAATATCAAACATCTCAAAATGTTGCAGATTTAGAACTGCTTGAGAAAACCAAAGATGATGTGGTAGTTGTTGGGAATTCACTTGTTTCTAAAACAACAGGTAAACCAATTTATCAAGGAGATAAGCCAGAAAAGTATTCTGCTTTTGCTCGTGAACTTATTGATGCTGGATTAGAGCCAGAGACTCAGCCGTTCCAAAAACGAATGCTGGAATATGTCAATGAAAAAACCAAGGGTGCTGGAAAAGGTACAGGCAATGTAATTATTGGTGGTATCTCAGTTGATACAGGTGCAGCAGCAAAAGCAGCAGGAAAAGTAGTTGGTGAAAATGCTGCAAACATTGAAAGTCAATATTCTTTGCAAACTGGAATTAACGATGCATTGAAATTGATTGATAAAGGTATTTATGCTGGAGCTTATGGCCCTGAGAAAGGTTTTGTTGCCAAATTTACTGGCATTGGCGACCCTAAGAAGGTTCAAAACACTGAAGTTTTCATGGCGAACATTGGTGAAATTGTTATTCCAAGACTGCAACAGTTTGGCGGTAATGACTCTAATGAGGAATTGAAGTATCTGCAAAAAGTTGTTGCTGGAGATCAGCGTTTAGAACCAGAATCTATGAAACGCATTTTGGCTAGTGCGGAGAAGAAGATTCGTAATAATATTGCTCGTTTGCAAAAACAAGCTGGTGGGGAATTGCCGCTTCAACCAATGGATGTGCCAACACCTTCTACACTAAGAGCAACTAAACGGTACAACCCACAAACCCAAAAAGTTGAATCCATAATTGGAGAATAAGATGCCAAGCTATGTACAAGTAGGTAATGATGTAGTTGAGTTTCCAGATGGGATGACTGATGAACAAATAGCACGAGCAATTTCTGGTCAGCCTCAAGTAACTCCTCCATCTTCAGGCTTCATGATGGGGTTGAAAGACCCTATCACTGGTGGCGCACAACTGCTTCCTCGTGCCTTGGCTGGTGTCACTTCTGGTTTTGGTGCTTATCAAAATCCTGTAAGTGAGTTCTTTACAGGTGAAGCACAACGCATGGATGAACTTGCTCGTGCTGAAGAACAAGCATATCAGCAACAACGCATGGCTCGTGGTGAAACTGGATTTGATGTTCCTAGATTGGCTGGCAACGTCCTTAATCCAGCAACCATTGTTCCTGCTACTAGGGCGGCTCAGTTGGCTCGTGGTGCTGGTTATGGTGCAACTGCACAAGCTGTAGCTGGTGGTGCGGCTAGTGGAGCTATGCAACCCGTCACAGGAGAAGGTGAGTTCTTGCCACAAAAGGCAGAGCAAGTTGGAATTAGTGCGGTTACTGCTCCTATTGGAGAAAAAGTTGTGGCCGCTGCTGGTCGAGTATTGAATCCTCTTGTCTCCAAGGCAGAGCAAACAATGCGTGACTTAGGCATTACGCCAACAACAGGTCAAACATTAGGCGGTCAGTTTAAATCAATGGAGGAATTTGCTCAAAACTTACCTTTGATTGGTTCTAGCATTGAAAATGCAAGACAACGAGTTTTGTTTGACTTCAATAAATCTGTTGTTAACAATGCTTTGAAAAAAGTTAACGATAAACTTCCATCTGATGTTGTTGGTAGAGATGCCATTGCTTATGCTTCTGAGCAAGTGTCTAACCAATATGATGATGTATTGTCAAAGATGTCCTTTGATTTGGACTTTGCAACAACAAGCAATATTCTGGCTTCATTAAGCAAAAGCACAAACTTATCTCAGAATCAAAGAGAAGAAGTTGCTAAAACTTTAAACGATATTGTTTTGGGTAAATTTGCTGGTCAAAAGATTGATGGCAAAGAATTCAAAGGGATTGAATCTGACTTACGCAAAAAAGCAAGTAACTACTTGAACAGTACAACTGCTTCTGAAAGAGAAATCGGTCAAGCGTTGAGTGATGTGCTTGGCGTTATGAAAAAAGAACTCTACTTTCAAAATCCAAAACAAACTCCTAAATTGCGTAGGATTGACAGCGCCTATAGTGATTTATCTGTAATTAACATTGCTGCCGCCAATTCTGGCGCACAAAGCGGTGTGTTTACTCCGAAACAATTTTCTACTGCTGTTAGACAGGCTGATGCGACAAGACGAAAATCTGCTTTTGCAAAAGGTAAAGCTAAGAGCCAAGAGATTTCAGATGCCGCTGTTGACGTTCTTGGAGATCAATCAAGATCAACCCTAGAGGGTCGAGTCGCCGCTTCTACCCTTGGTGGTTTGGGTATGCTTTCACAACCACAAATAGGCATTCCTTTGGCTGCAACAGTGCCAACAATGTATAGCGAGTCTGGGCAAGCCGTATTGGATGCTTTGTTGCGTTCTCGTCCTGAGTTGGTTAAACAAGCTGGTGGTATGTTGGGAAGGGCTGCTCCCCAAGCTGGCGCTGTCTTGGCTCCAAGTGCTGTATTCCAGTACAACACAGAGGAACGTTTGCCTCCTGAACTCAGACTGCCACTTGACTAAGGACACAAAATTGACCCAATCAGTATTTGTCTTCTTGCGGCTGGCTTGGTCAAAAACATCCAAGCTGGCTGTGAGCTATACAAGCAAGCTAAAGAGTCTTTTGTCGAGATCAAAGCTACTGCTGATGAAGTCATTGCCATTGGCAAAGAGGTTCATGGATTCTGGAATCAGCTTCTTGCGTTCTTTGGTAGCAAGCCTAAGCCTAAACCTGTCAAACCTGTTGCCAAGGCTAAAAAGTCAGCTTATGTTGCTGTTGACGAAACTCAAGTCAAAGTGGACATCGTTAAGAACCTCACTGAGTTCTTCAAACTTCAAGAACAACTTGCTGCACACATACGAGAAGAAGAAGAAAAGTCTAGAACAGTCTACGACCCAGATCAAAACCACATGGAGGCGGCACTCAAAAGAGTGATGGCACAGCAAGAGATGGACAGGCTTGTTGTCCAAATCAGGGAAACAATGGTCTACCAGAGTCCACCTGAGATGGGCGCTTTGTACAGTTCAGTTTTTGACATGAAAGAGGTCATTCAGGAGGAACAAGATCAAGCAAGACTGAAACAAGAGGCTAAAAAGAGGCAAGAAGTATGGCAACGCAAGGAGGAAGAAAGAAACTTCCAGCTAAAACTAGCGTACCTAGCGGCGACTACTATATTCCTCCTCTACCTGTGGTTGTGGCTTCTCCTCGTGAGTCGTTGGGGGAAAGCATAATGGGATGGATAGCTGCTTGTGTCTTGGTTGCCTTTTTGTTACCTCTTGGTGCGATGCTTTATCTTGACATATTGGAGGCCAAAAATGAGGTCAAACAACAAGTTGAGAAGGTAGAGAAGTTAAGACGGCAAATTGAACAGGAGAAACGCAAAAATGACAAAACATGAACTTAAACTACTAGCGCTTACTGTTTGCGTTGGTATCCTTTGCGGGTTGTTAGCGGGTTGTGAAGACAGATTCCGCTATAAGTGCCAAGACCCTGCAAACTTTGAACTTGCTGAGTGCAAGCCACCTATTTGTACCGCTACTGGCACTTGCCCAGATCAACTTGTTAAACCAGAAAAGGAGAGCAAATAATGGCAACCATTGGATACAAACCTAATACAAGACTGTCACCAGAGGAGATTGAAGCTCGTGTGTGGGCTTTTGTCATTGTGGTAATTGCACTGATTCTGATTGGTTCGTGCTTCAGCTTCATCTACTCTGTGACATTTGTGACTCAGCCTATGGTTGGCATGGCTCCCATTGACAAGGTTTACACCAAGATGCTGAACGACATCATGTTGCTTTGCACTGGTGTCTTGGGTGGTGTTGCTGGTCGTAAGGCTGTCTCTGCTGTGGCTACTGCTACTGCCAAGGCTGAAGCCACTGATAACGACCCTGAGCCTAAGTTGGAAGCCAAGGAATGAGTCTATTTAACCCTGCTGTTTGGATTGGCTTCTTGTTGTCGTTAGCGGCATCATTTGGCTTTGGTTACTACAAGGGTGGAATTGACGAGTATTTGAAGCAACAGGCTGAGATAGCTCGTTTAAACGATGAGGCTAGGCAAAAGGAACAAGCACTGGTAACTGCTGTCCAGACTCAAGCAACTCAATTGGTGAAAGCTGAACAAAATGCAAAAGTTTTATCTCAAAAGCGTAATACTGACATCGACTCTGGCGCTCTCAAGCTGCGGATTCCTGTCAAAGCCCCCATCTGCCCCATACAAACCTCCACAGATGCCCCCATTGCCCCCAGAGATAGCGTTCAAGCAAACGCCGAACTTGACAGAGAGACTGCTAAAACTCTTATCGCCATCACAGACGATGGAGACAAAGCCATCAGACAATTGAATTCGTGCATAGACGCATATAACGCTGTTTACCAAACCCTGAAAGGAAACCCATGAATGCAGAACAGTTGGCGCAAGCCTTGAAGATGTCACCAGCCAAAGCAGAGGAGTGGATTGATGCAATCAATGAAACTTTTGATCGTTTTGACATTTCTACTCCTGAGAGACAGGCTTGTTTCTTGGGCCAATGCGCTCATGAAAGTGCTGGATTTACTGCCCTCAAGGAAAACCTGAACTATTCTGCTGAAGGCTTGACTAAAGTCTGGCCTAAACGCTTCCCTTCATTGGATGTTGCACAGCCTTACCATCGCAACCCTGAAAAGATTGCCAATAAGGTCTATGCTGATCGCATGGGTAATGGAGATGAGGCTTCTGGTGAAGGCTTTAAGTATCGTGGTCGTGGCCTTATCCAATTGACAGGCAAAGACAACTATGAGGCTTGTGGTGAGGCTTTAGGTGCTGATTTGGTTGGTGACCCTGACCAAGTTTCTAGCCCTAAGTTTGCTGCCCTGAGTGCTGGTTGGTTCTGGGATAAGAACAAACTGAATCAGTATGCCGACTCCAACGATATGACCACCTTGACCAAGCGCATCAATGGTGGCACACATGGTTTGGATGACCGCATTGCTCGTACTCAGCAAGCCATTGACGTATTGATGGCTTAATCGTCTAGGAAGAAGAGCAGGGCGACTACAGCTAGTAGCGTCACTGCTCCTCCCAATGCGAGTACAAGCAAGATGTTGATGACGTTACTCAGCACCTTTGACCTTCCATTCACGTTCATTACGTCCTGATTTTGACTTGACTGTGCGTCCTGTCAACTCAATTAAGTCCATATTGGACAACTCGTTTAAACGTCTTGCAACCTGATTTGAGTCTAAGCCGCTATGTTGGGCTATCCCATCCTTGCCAAGCGCACCATGAGCCTTTAAACAGTCCACAATGATGCCAAAGTGCTTGGATGCCAAGTCTTTAGCTGAATCTGCTGCTTCAAAGCTAGTAATTGGGTCTGAATTTCTCACTCGACCAAAGATAGGCAAGTCAAAGAACTTCTTTACGCCACCACCAAAATGTATATCGTCTAATTTACTCATCATTCACTCCTGTTAAGTTAGCGGGTACTCACTTACGCTTTCCCCATTTAATCACATCAAAAAGGGATATCGGAATCCAAATCATCAAAGCCAGCTTTAGGCTTGGCCTTAGCTTGTGGTGCTTGGCCTTGTTCTTCTTTAGGGCTGAGAGCCAGACCCATGAATTTGCCGTTCTTGCCTTCTTTAATCCATGCTGAGAGCCAGTATTCCTGACCATTCACACGCACATTTCCTTTGTAATCAGGATGGTTGCTTGTTTCTTTCTTGTCGTTCTTGAACAAGACACCTGAGTTGTCACGCTGTTCCATATTTACACCTTAATTTCATTGAGTTTTTTAACTTTGTCATCCACTTCCGCAAGAAACTGGATAACCTCTTTTTCGAGTTCTGCAATGTACAAGTCATTGCGCTCGATTCTTTTGATGAACAACTGAAGATGGCTAGGCATTCGTGGGTCAAAACTCACAAAATCACACCAACTTCTGTCTGCACATCGCATCTGCCACTGCATCTGGTCATAGTATTTCTTGGATGGTTCTTCACCAAGAATTGTGTCAATATGGGTGGCAGTGTTAGGACACTTGATCTCTAGGCATCCATCGTCACCCACCAAGCCATCAGGAGAGGCGGCAGACATAGGAATACTAGGATGGTCAATAGCACCTACCTGATCGACCATATTGCCTGTTTTAGCCTCGTATGCGGCTCTGGCAAAGGTTTCGTTCTCGACACCCCATTCCATTGCAGCATTGGAGTAGGATTCAGCAACAGTCTGAGTCATGCGCTCCACGACCAACTGAGCCATGTAGTTAGCTCTACTGGTGCTGTAACCTGTCTTTGTCTTGGCAACAATGTCAGAGATACGAGAAGCAGTAGCCTTGCCACAACGCTGTGCAAACCATTCTGGTGAGCCTTGTACGATGTCAGTCATGCCTCCCTCGCTTTCAACATTGCGTCTGCCATTCTGTATGCGTGTTCAGCTACATAAATGTCTGCTTCAGGATAAATCTGAAGATTGATCCAGCCAGATATAAATGCTTGCATAGCCTTTGCCGCAAAGTAATCACGCAAACTCATTTCTGAGTAAATTGGATTTTTTTTATCAGCAGTACGCTTTGCATCTTGCTTTACTGATTCAAATGTGTGATAAGTCATTTCAACGCTCCTTTACGCTTTTCTTTTGCATCAATCACTTTCTTTTGCCAGCCCTTATCAGAACCGCAAGCAGAGTAAGCAGCAGTGTAGACATTCTTCAGTTCTTCCATGTTGGATGCCGCATCAATAGCCGCTAAGTGGTCAATCATTGCGCCTACGTCTACATCTGAACCTGAGTCGCCTTCAGGCAAGTCTTCTCCAGCATAGATGTACAAGCCCAAGCCATGCAAAGACAAAGCCTTAGTCATGCACCGCATGATGGCAGTGTTGACAGCAAATGCGTCTGGGTTGAGGATTGCTTTGTTTCGGAAGTCCATCACTGGCAGTTGGCAAGTCATTGGTTTACCAAACATAGTGACTGTGACGAACACCATTGCTGTGCCGTTTACGTCCATGAAACACTTGTCTCCAAACATCTCGACTTTGTAGACAGCTTCTGGGTCTGCCTTTAGTGCTTCAGCCCATGCCCATGCCCACGAAAGGTAGGTAAGGTTGGCCTTCTTCTCTGTATGTTCATTTACGTTCTTGTTGAGCAACATTAACACTTGTTCTTGATTCATCATTCACTCCTATATACGCCATCTAAAATATCTTTTGTTTCCTGAGCCACCATCCACATTGCCAACAGTGTGAGGTCAGCATGGATTTGGGCTATGTCGTTACTGTATCCTTCGTATTTTCTGTGAAGGCACTTGTCCGACAGTTTCTTTGTTGTCTGCTCGATTCGTATCAGCAGTGGTGCATAGTCGATCATCATTAACTCCTGTTTGTTGAAACTTCTTCCACGTTTGCGCCACATCTGTTTGTGCGGCATTCACATACCCAAATTCTGGGTTGGTGATCGGTTTAGATGGCACTGCAACGCTCTGGTATTTTCCAACGTATGCCATCTTCTTAGCCCCCTTTCGCAGCAATTTCTGCCGCTGTTTGATGCTGACTATGGGTGTCCAAATCTGAAAATAAGATAAAGTCCATTTCGCCACAGCACTTAATTTTTCCATTGCGAGGCTTAACACAGTATGGGCAGTATTGGTCATTTGAGTGTTCCTCAATAATTCTTTCAAGGTTGAGCTTGGTTTTCATTGCTGGCCTCGCTTGTGGTAGGGATTGATTGTAGGGATTGCACCTTTTTCTTGTTCTATTTGCTCTTGCAGTCGCTCCATGCGGTAGTAGCGCCACAAGTTGAGTTCTTCCTCGTCATCAACCCAAGGTGTTGTAGGCAGTTCTAAAGAGATTTCAGCCATACGCTGTGCCTTGAGTTCGACTCTGGCTCGTACCATGTCTGCAACATCTGCCCATGCGTTACAAAGGATGGCTTCAAGGATAGCTTTGCTATCGCAAATTGCATCTGCTACATCATCTGGCGTGAAGTCTTGCAGTGCTGCCCATGTCTCGTGCTTAATATCAATCATCATTCACTCCTGTTAAAAACCTATCAATGCGTGTATTCTGTCAGACATTATTGTAATTGACCATAGGGATTTCCCTAGTGCAGTTGTGTATTTCAGACAGTCGTTTGTTAGTGAACACTTTCCCGCATTTCAAGCACAGCCATGCAATTCCTTGGTCAACAGTGGTTTGTCTGTTGCCGTGGAGTCCTTTTGTGCGACCATAAAAAGTGCGGATTTGTTGAATCATGTCTTCACTCTGTCTTTGTAAATGTTGTATCTCCATGCTGTTGCCTCAGTGTCTATGCGTGTCCAGATGCCTTGCTTTTCATCTTCTGTCATAGCGTTCCACTTGGCAACCTCAATGTAAGTTCTGCCACACCCCTTGCACACCTCGTCATACAAGGTCGTACAGACTGCTATGCAGGGGCTGTCAATCATGTGTTTTCCTGTGGTGGTGTGCAAGTATGGATGTCGTTTGTGCGTTTGCCGCATCGTGGGCAGAAGTTCTGCTCTGTGTGCTGTGGTGGGTGGGTGTAGACAGGCAGGATGCTGATTGCTGTGTCTTGGTAAACGCCAGCAATTTCTTTGTTGAACTGCCACTCATACATTCCTTTGGTAGTGTGCTGAGATACCCAGCCATAAGGCTCTTGCTCAATCTCTTGACCCAACCTCTGCACTTCATACATGGCGTGTTCTCTGATGGCTTGGCGTAGGGATGTGATGGCGGCTTTGCTGTCAAGCCAATCCTGCTCACCATAAGGGGCAAGTCTTGGCAGGGATTTCTCCAACGCCTCAAGCGCCTGTTTCATTGCTTCAATCATGCTTGCATCTCCTTCAACTTGTCTATGTAATGCAACGCCTTGCCAGCATCATCGCTGTCTGCTTTTTTACCTTGGCGCATACTGTATTTGATGACGTTGCCTTTCAGATAGCCACGAAACTCCTCTGGTGTCAGAACAGCTTGCATGACTACCCAAGGCTCAACTGCCATGTCTTTGTAGTGTGTGCCGCCTACTTGTTGGTCATCTGCGCTCATGCTTGTTCTCCTACAACGTAATCCTTAAACACCGTCCCTTTACTTGCGTCACCTTTCCAACACTCGTTTACCCATCCACGTTTTCCTGATTTGTAGGTGCGCCAATAACCCCTGACTTGGTGTCTGCGTGGACTTGCGTGTGTGCCGCCTTGATGCTCTTGTTTGGGCTTTGGTGGCTCAATCACGACCGTGTGCCAATCGTATATAGGCAACTTTCCTTCTTTTATTTTTCGGCGATTTGTGAATGTGTCTTTTGCTGTTGGAACATACGCTTCTACCTTGGTGTCCAACGAAGCATAAAACATAGCAACAATTCCAATCATCATTTGCTGGTCTTTTGGGTCTATTGGTTTGTCAACCTCGCCTACCTTTGGCTCACCGTTATGTTCAGCAAACAAAAATGAACCAAGCACCTTGTATCCAGTCGACTTCAATATCCAGCCAGTGACTATGGTTGCGGTAGGTTCTGCAAGCACCGACAACATAAAGTCCCCTTGTTCTACACGACCACAAAGCATCATGTTTTTGTAGGGCGCAGGATGCAACAAATGTTTTTTTGGATTCCAATCAATTTTGTTTTTGAATATATTGGTTACATCAAACCATTGCATCTGTGTTGGGTCAAGGTTGGCAACAGAAACCATTTTCACCATTTCTGTGATTAAAGGTGTCATTGTGGTTTCTCCTCATCTCCAAAGTCCATCTCTATTGGGTGTTCAATGTCATCATGCACAATGACACCATCTATTGCTGGCAAAAATCTGCCGCATGCAACGCAGTAGTAGCCGTCAGCCTCAAGCGCCTGTTTCATTGCCGCCAAAGGCGATACAACTTGTTGTGCTTCAATCATTGTTGTCCCCTTTCTCTAATTGCACTGGCACATTCATCTGCATAACATCCTTCCCATGTGTGCTTATCTGACAATTCATCACACACCTTTGCACAGGCTTCACGTTCTCGCTGAACTGCCCGATTGACCAACTCAACCAAGTGCGGCGTTGATACCGTCCAAGTGGTGAACTGCTGGTTGTTGGCGACCACATGGCGCAGTTCGTCAATAATTTCATCTTGTGTCATTTCAATCCCCTGATGTAAATCGCAAAGCTGTGCAATGTGTCCTTGCCAAACCCTTCCATCTTCAAAATGGCTTGCGCGACTTCTTCAATCACTTGGTCACGATACGGGTTAAGTTTTAAAGCTGATTCCACAGCACGTTTGCGCCACAGGCTTTGCCGTTCTATTTCGTTAAATGCTTCATCTTTTTCAGTCATAGCAGATTCCATCCCCACATAAAAAAGAAATACAAAACGCGAAACATTAAGCCAAGCACAACCGCATAAAAACAAGCTAATGCGCCATACAAAATATGTTTCATCGCACTAACCCATCTCGCCTTGGCTTAACAGTATCGCGGAAAGCAAACAGCTTGGCGTGTTGTGGGTTGACCAATGCAAACAAACGGCCAATGTAAGGAATGATGTTATTGTTGATTTTCCAGCCGCTGTCGGAATTCTCTGTCAAGTTGGAATGATGGCGCAACACTTCAATGATGACCCGCGCTGAGTAATGTTTAAAACCAGCGTTAATGACGCGGTACGCTTCTTGTTCAAACGCCATCCAAATGTGGTGATTCTCTGGTATCCAGCACAGGAATTCATCGCTAAACAATTCTTTATTTTCAAACACAATATCTTCAATCATTTTTAATCCTTTTTGATTTGGCGACTTACAGGCAAGCCACGCGCCGTTTTCAATAACAGTTTGTCGTGCAGTTGCTTCCATAGCAACAAGTCGTACAAGTCACATATTTGCCGTTAATGTAATAGCTGTGCGTTGAGCAAGCCGCCCAAGCACTTGCGCTGGCAAACACAATGTAAAGAGCAATCAATTTTTTCATGTTAAGTCCTTTCAAAATGGAATATCGTCATCGGGCATATCGCGGTTGCGATTGGGTCGAGGGTCAGCCGCTTTGGGCTTTTCCTTATCGTATGGTTCATTGATGTAGGCGTAACCAGCCCACATAAGCGGAACCAAATCCAGCTTTAACATTGGTCCATGTTTGCTGTTAATAAGCGCACCAATTTTTTGGTACTTCTTTTTGGTTTCACCTTGCGCGTTAACGTATTCACCAAGAACAGCGGTAACTTCAAAGCTGTTGTGGTTTGTAAAATCTATAAAATCACTCATCAAGTTTCCTTTGAAATTTCAGCTTGCTTTTTAATTGCGCTTCGGACTTTGCTATCTAGCTTTGACCACAGTGCCACTTTTTCATCGCCATCAGTGATGCCAATAAAATTCTCATATACGCCGTGAACATCGTCAGCGGCAAAGCGTTCGCCAATTGCATCAATCACGTCTTGCAATACGGCTTGACGATTGGGCGGGATTGATTCCCAAGACCCTTGCGTGGGTGATATACGCGCCACAGGCTTGCTTGCCGCGTTGCCATCATCATCTTCTGGCGCGATGCCGCACGATGACATGAGGCTATAACGCCGCGCATACGTCAATGCGCTTGCATACCCTTGCGGGTCTTTTTTGACGGCAGGGAAATGCACTACGCCGCACTCCAGCATCTCGCCTGATTCATGGACAAACACGGTTTCCACCATTACGCCGTCCGCGCAGTCATAGTTTTTCTGCAACAAATAAATGCCGTTGTTGTTAAGTGCTTCTATGACAGCTTCAATGCAAGCATCAAGCGCGGCATATTTACTGCGGAAATGTGGATTGGTGCTTGTCTTTAATGCTGGCTGGAATTGCCGTTGAGCTTTGACCAAGGCGGTTGCAATTTGTTTCATTTTAAATATCCTTTTCCATTAGCTGTTGTTGCAAAGTTAAGATTTCTTCTTCATCATTTTTTTGAAATTGTTTTAGCGATTCAATTTCAGCATCCATGCGTTTAATATAACCTTCAAGATAGCCGCATTTAAATGCAAGCCGCGCACGTGGGTCGTAGGGGTATTGCTCGCGTGAAACCTGTTCGGCTTCTTCTATCATTTCATTTGCTTTCATTTGATTTCCATTAAAAAAGTTACGACAAACAACAAGACTGCCAAGTAAACCAACAGCGGCAAATTGGAATGGGGTTTGATGCCCAACAAAATGCCTTGCCAAAATTCATCTTCGGCAGTCATCCGCGCATGAGGCGGCGGCACATACTGCGAACCAATCTTGAGACCAGTCCGCGTTGTGTAGGGTAAGTTAAGGAAAGTCACGGTCGGACTCCCAACGGCTAAAGTCGGCTTCGGCGTTTTCGCTTCGGACGAATTCTTGCCAATCACTACGAGCTTGGGCTTCAATTTCCGTTTGGCTTCGGCAACCACTTGCGGGTCAACAGGTGCGGGTTTGTTTTCAATGCGTAATTCCTTGCGCGGCACAGCAGGGCCAGCATTGCAGAATTCCCGAAACTTAATTGCGCTTGGCGGAAAATCGCCATTCAACCGACCAAAAGCGTAATCAAGGCTTGGCTTGTATGTCAAGAACGTGCCAATTTGGTCTTTCCATATCTGACGCACAACAGCCAAATCCATGCCCTCCCAATTGCGATTAAACGCTTGTCCGTATATGCCGCCAAGCATTACAAAAACGTAATCAAGCCCTTCATCCATTTCAACAAAATCAGATTCCAAGTAATTTGACATTTTTGCCGCCTCCAATAAGTCCGCGAGTCAAGCCCGACATTACTGTTTGATTCATTTGCCCTGTTTTTGTCAAGTTGTTGGTGTTCTGCTTAACAACAACCCATTCAGCTTTAAAGCCGCGCCAGCCCTGTGCAACGCATTCGGTTAATGCTTGCTCAAGTGTCCATCCAGCTTTGGCGGCTTCTTGCTCAATGCGTGTAATGGCTGTCATGCTAATTTGTGCTTTCAGTGCCTTACGATGCTTAACAAAATCATCCCACACTGATTGCGAAACGCCAATAGGCGTAGCGGCTTTAGCCGCTTGTATTTCTTTTATTGGTTTATGGTTATTGGTTATTGGTTTATGGTTAGGGTTATATTTGGAAACCATTTGGGTTTCTTGTGGGTTAGCATTTGGGTTTGATTTGGGTCTGCCACCAAGTTTGCCAACAGTCCGATTGCGTTCAGCCTTAGCTTGATAAGCGGCAATTGTTTCATCACATCTCTTATGCCGCCAGCAATCATTGGCAACATCCAAAACAAAAAATTCTTTAAGCACAGTTTGAACAACATCAGCAAGTTTTGCCATGCGTATCCGTCTGGAAACCTCTTGGGTTTTGTTTGGGATTGGTTGCTCTTGCGTGTAATACAAATCAAGAAGTCTGCGAAATGCCAAATCTTCGTCATTGCTTAAATGGGCAGTATCGTGGATGTAATCACCCACATGGAAAGAATAATAAAACATAGACCCTCACATCAATCGGTCATCATCACAAAGAAACATCGGCAGAACGGTGATGAATCGTCTTTTCGGGTTGCACTCCCTAGCCGTGCCTCAATTCTAAATCAAATTTTCAAACAGGTGTTAACACTGCTTCTTTAATTTCCACTTCAGGCGGTTTTTCTTCAAACCACTGTGGACATTTTTCCATCAGCACGGCAATGCGTTTCTTAGGCAAGCGTTCGCGGTACTGAGTAACAGCGGGTCGGCTTACACCTAAGATGATTGCAAGTTTGGCTTTTGAGCCAGCGAGTAGGATTGCAGTTTGTGTATTCATGTTAAGTATGATACCAATAAGTTAACACGCTTGTCTATTGTTAAGTTTGAAAACACAAGTATTCATTTTTGTTGTATTTTTGCAAATTTGATGCTTTTTTGCAAAAAACTTAACTTTTTTTTGGTTGGATGCCATTTTGTTAAGTTTTCATGCATAATTCATTCATCGGCTTAACAAACTGATACCAACCAACCAAATTTAAAGGAATTAAAAATGCAAACACTTAACCCCATCC